TCACGCTTGGCGGATGCGATTGCGGATTGAACGTCGGCGTCGGCTTGCCGCCGTACCCGCTCGGTTTGCGCGGCCCACTCGGGGGCGGTCAACTCGCGTCCGGAATCCGGATCAATCGCCTTTGGTTCGCAGGCTGTTAGGGAACAGAGGATAGCGAGCAACGCGACGGGGAGTATATATCGCATGCCCAATCATACCACAGGTTGCGGGGTGCGGATAATGCCGCGTTCTGCACTGGGGGTTTTACTAGATAATCCGATTCTAGTGTGATACAACTTGATATGTTCGGATATGAAGCCGATACTATGGGGGTACAAGTCACGCATCCGCACACAGGAAGGAACGACAGGCATGGAATCTTTGATCGCTCAAATGCCGGATGATGTTCACGAAGCGTTCGACCCCATGACACACACGTCGCCCGCCGAGCTTGTTTGGCTCTGCATGCACCTGCTGGATTTGTCCGACGAGGGCGAGAACGAGATTGACAAAAAGGCCGTCAAGAAGTTTCGCGACGCGTGCATCGGTGTCAACAAGGGCTCAATCCCGTACATCGGCTAATCCCCTCCACCCGCCCCCACGCGAAAGCCGCCGGGGTGGTTTATGAAACGATTCAACCCCGATTGTCTCGACCGTTCCCCCGTGGCCCTCGCGTGTGCGGTGGCCGGTATTCTCGCGGGCTGCTGGCTCGCGATGTTCCTCTGACCCGAAGGAGTGTGTGACCGTGAATGAGACTGAACTGATGCGTATTGCGAAAGACGCTATCGCGGTGGCAACCGACGCCCTCGCCCAGCGTGATGAGGCCCGCCGGTTGTTGGCCGAGAAGACCAAGCAACACGAAGGCGTGACGGCGTGGTGGCAGACCGAGATTCGCGAACGCCGCGCCCTTGAGGCCAAGCTCGCGGAGGTGACCAAGTGACCACCGGCAGAACAACCCTGATCGGCCATGAGGTGACCGTCTACGGCTTCACGATCACGCTGGACATTGACGTGGAGTGGACCCGCGACCCCGGCGTCTGGAGGCGTGCCGACGGATCGGGCGAGCCTCCGTCATTCGACATTGACGGGTTCGAGATTGACGAGGATCAGGCCCTTGTGGAACTGCTCCTCGCGTGGGCGGACTGTGACCCGACGGAGCGGCCCGTAGACATGGCCCTCGCGAGCGAAGCCGAGATGAAACACCAGATCGCGCAAGCGGTCGCGAACCGGGTAGACATGATGGACTCCGATCGTTTCGAGGACGACGGCGACATGCACGCGGACGACCGCGAACAGGAGGACGACGATGGGAACTAAGCGACCGACGACGGACGAGGCGGACCGCCACCTGCTGGCGGATATTGCGGGGGCGAAGCCAAACGACGGCGGGCCCGCGTTCCCAACCGCGACGTTTCAGCGTGTCGGGGAACTTGAGGAAGGCGTTTCCACCGGCGGCATGACCCTCCGCGACTACTTCGCGGCAAAGGCAATGTCAAAGGTAGACTTTGATGAGGTGTTCAGCAAACACTGGACTTCCAAACAGCAGGCCGAGTTTGATGGAGACAACATCAAGCGTTCTTGCAACAGGGCCTACGCCATCGCCGACGCGATGCTCGCCGCCCGCAACGGAGGAGCGTCATGAATCACACGTCCGGACCGTGGATCTTGGATGCATCGAAGGGCGACAGCAACTCCTACCGAATCGACGTTGGAGGCATGTGCGTAAAGGTATATGGACGCTATCGGTACTTGCCCAACGGCAAAACCGTAGTGGTCAAACGCACGCTTGCGAACGCATGCCTCATCGCAGCAGCGCCTGATCTTTTAGACGCATGCCGCAAACTGGCAACGGCGTATGACGAAGCCCGTTCCCCAAATCACGGAGATGCACTGCTCAGGCTGGCACGATCAGCCATTGCGAACGCCGAAGGCAACCCCACGGCCTAGCCGCTCGGAGCGGCACACACGCCCCCGCACTGCCTACCAGTCGTGCGGGGGTTTCCTGACCCGCGAGCCCGCCGCGTTGTGCGCGGGCGACAGGCGCACGGACGCGCCGCTTACTGGATACCCCATGCAACTGCAACCCGGAAAGTTGTACGCTTGTTCTGAGTCCGACTACCGCGCGTTCCCCGCGGCGAACTATTCCACGCTGAAGGCGGGCCGCGAGTCGGCGCTCGCGATGAAGTGGGCGATTGACACGCCGCGAGAGTCTACCGAGGCGATGGACTTGGGCCGCGCCGTGGAGGAAATGGCTTTCGGTTCGCCCGATTCTGTTGTTGCCGCGCCCGACGTGGATCGGCGGACGAAGGCGGGCAAGGAAGAATGGGCCGCGTTCCACGCTGCAAACGCTGGGAAGATCGTACTAACCGCCGATGCCTATGCCGACGCGTTCACGATGCACGCCCGCCTATCCGCCAACCCCGACGCAGTAGCCCTGACACGCGCCGCGAAGTTCCGGCAGGCCGTCGCGGTTTGGGTCGATGAGGCTACCGGCGTGACGTGTAAGGCCCGCATCGACGCGTTGACACCCGGCGTTTGTCTCACGGACTTGAAGACCACCCGCGCCGCGCTCGATGATCGCTCGCTCGGTGCCGAGGTTGCCCGCATGGGATACCACATCCAAGCAGCGTTCTACTCCGACGGATTCAAAGCCTGCACCGGGATTGATACGCCGTTCACGCTGGTGTGCGTCCAGAACCGCCCGCCGTTCGATTGCGTGGTCAAGCGGTTAGATGACGTGGCAATCGAAGCAGGCCGCAAGTGGTATCGGCACCTGCTCGGTGTGTGGAAAGCCGGGAAAGAAACTGGCATTTGGCCCGGCTTTCCCGCAGGAATCGGTACACTCGAAATCCCCAAGTGGGAAGTCCAGGCCGCGGACCGCGCTGAGTGGCGTGATGCTCCCGCGACCGAAGACGATCACTCGTTTTGAAAGGTGACACATGACGCAGCTCCCGATCCCCGACGCATCCGCGGTTGACGCCGCACTGTCCGCTCCCGCGGCACCAGCGCCGAAGCCGAAGGGTGACTTAGACAAGCTCCTCGATAAGCCGCTCGCCCCGATCAAGTTCGCCGCCGATGGTGCGTTCGCGGTTGAGGACATGAGCCAGTGCTACCGGCTGGCCCGGCACTACATCGCCGCGGGCATGGTGCCGCGTGGTCTGGAAGGCCGCGGGCCTGATGAGACGTTGGGCCGCGTGGCCGTCGCTATCGAGTTCGGCCAACAGTTCAAGTGGAGCCCGGCCCAATCGCTCCAGTCGATCATGGTCGTGAACGGTCGTCCGTGCGTTTGGGGTGACGGACCGATGGCCCTGGTGCTGCGGTCCGGCAAGTTGATGGACTACACAGCTACCATCGAAGGCACCGGAGATGATCGTGTCGCGGTGTTCAAGGCGGTTCGGTGCGTTACGGACGCCCGATGGACGCATACCGGCGAAAAGGTGAGCGGACCGATCACCCGTGAGGTTCGTTTCGGCGTTGCCGACGCCAAGCGTGCTGGCCTGTGGGGGAAGACTGGCCCGTGGACGAACTACCCCGAGCGGATGATGCTCTACCGCGCCCGCGCGTTCTGCCTGCGTGACCTGTTCGCCGACGTGCTGGCGGGCATCGGGATCGCCGAGGAGATGGACGAGTACGCGGTGAACCACCAAGCCGAGAAGACCGCCGACCTTGCCGCGAAGGTGGCGGCGGTGACGCTGACCCAAGCCTGACACTCTCACTCTCCCGCCCCGGTCGAAAGGCCGCGGCGGGGTTTATGAAAGCCACTTCCCTGCTACCCCCCAAAACCGTACCCCCGGCACCCGTCGCGCCAACCACGGAACCTGCCCCCATTCGCACTACGATCGCCCAGGAGGCGTCCGAGCCCCGCAAGCCGTCCAACACCGTCACCAAGCGGAACATCGCCGCACGCGTCGCGGCGTCGGGTTTGGTGCCAGCGTACAAGGCCGATGACGTAATCACGGAAGTCTGTGCCGCAATCGTCGAGGCCCTGCGGTCCGGCAAACGGGTAGAGCTGCGCGGGTTCGGGACGTTCAAGCCGCGGGAGGTTCTGGCCCGCGGCGGGTTCATCACGAAGAACAGCCGGATCATGCCGAGTCGGCGGATCAAGACCGCGACGTTTCACTATTCCAACTCGAATCGTGAAGTTTCCCCGGTGGAATAAAGAAACCCTAGCACGTTGATGGTGCGTATACTTACGTGCGTTCCCGTTAGGCCGTTCAATGTCTCCATGCAACCACAACAACCCGCCCCTCCCTGTGCCGGATCGGCCTGATTCGGGGACGCACACAGGGCAGGGCGGGTTGTTCTGTTTGGGGGCAGCTCGTGTCTGAAAGACTTCCATTCCTCAAGTTCTACCCCGGCGACTGGATGCAGGACGCCGCCCTACGGACTTGCAGCGTGGCCGCTCGCGGTCTTTGGATCGACGTGATCGCGGCCATGCACGCCAACACCAACCGCCGCGGCTACCTCGAACTCCCCACCGGGAAACCGATGCTCGCGTGTCACGTTGCACGCATCGTCGGCGCAACCGAGCCCGAGGCGGCGGTTTTGCTCGCCGAACTTGAGGATGCTGGCGTCTTCTCACGGACCAAAGAGGGGACAATCTACTCCCGCCGCATGGTACGTGACGACAGGCAGTTACAGGACGACGTGAAGAACGGGAAGCGTGGTGGTAACCCGAGGCTTAAGGGGGGGGTTAACCCCCCGGTTAACCCACCCGTTAACCCGGAAGCCAACCCCCCCCTTAAAGCTAGAAGTCAGAAGTCAGAAGTCAGAAGTCAGATACCAGATGCAGATGGTCTTCTGATTCCTCTCGGTTCCAGTACTAACACTTCCCCAGTTTTAACTACGCATGTTGCAACGGACGGTGGAAACCCACCGCCCGCTGCCGCCGCTACGCCCCCCAAAAAGCTCTCGTTGAAGTTTGAATGGGACCCAGAACACGGGTTCGTCAACGTTCCGATCCCGATTCGGATGGGATGGGAGCGAGCGTTCCCCGCGTGCAACATCGACGCCGAACTCGCGAAGGCTCACGCGTGGATGCAGGCCAACCCGACGAAGATCAAAAAGAACTGGGCGATGTTCCTCCAGCGATGGTTGGCGAAGGAACAAGACCGCGGCGGTACAGGATCGCCACCGGGAAACCGCGCACCTCGCGCCGTTGTTGAACCAGCCCAAGTCCCCAAGTCTCTTAGCCAGATCATCGCCGAACGTCAGGCCGCCGCAAAGCAGAACGGAGTCCACGCATGAGCACCGACAGCACCCTCGATGTACTTTGGTCGTACTTCCCCAAGTCCGAGTCGAACAACAAGCACATGAACGCGTTGTTCGCGAACATGTTCAAGAACCACCAGCCCGAGGTGGTGCTCGCGGTTCTCCACTCCCACCGGATAGAGAGCAAGTACGCCGAGCCGTGCCCGAAGACGATCAAGCGGATGCTTGACGAAGCCCGCCAGCAGTTGGCATCGAAGACCCACGCCGCGAAGACCCACGCCGCGAAGTCCGACGAAGACGACAGCGTGCGTGCGATGCGGGCTTGGGCTATCCAGCAGATCGGCGAGGAGTGCCGCCACTGGGACGCGCGCAAGGTCGTGAAGGAACGCATCCGCGCGGAGTGGTTCGCGATACCAGCCGAGCGCCGTCCGAAGCCCAACACCGAAATGAACTTCGGTCCGTGGCTCGGCATGATCGCCGCGGCGGGTGGCAACACCGAAGCGGGCCGCACGTTCCTCGAATCGCTTACGGGTTGTCGGGACATTACGAAATACGACGGGATGGACAACCGCGAGCTGTACGCGGCTTACCAGCGAACGTCCGACGCGATGATGCCGCGCGACGTGAAGCGAGACGTTGACGAGTTCAAGGAATGGCAGGACCGGATGCGCGGAGATAAGCACAAGATCCGCCGCGCGATTGCGGAGCACAAGCAAGCGACCAAGTTACTTCCGGGAAAGGACGACGGCCAATGACCCCGAACACAATGACCCTCGACGAGGTGCGTGACGAACTCTCGCGGCGGGATGGGTGGACACGCGAAGACCCAATAGAGAACACCGGCATTTACGTATGGTGCAAGCCGCACGCGAACTACGCGGTCAAAGAGTGGTGCAACTGCCACCCCCACCCCGCGACGCTCGACGGTGCCGCGGCGGCGCTGCGGAACGAAGGATGGGGGTACTTCATCAATCGCAGTTGGTTACACGGAAAGCTCAACGTGTATTGCGAGGCCGTGTTTATTCACGGTATGCCATGTCCGCTCGCGCGGGTGATGACCGAAGGCCCCGACGAACTGACCGCCCGCTACCGCCTTGCCCTTGCGTGCCGGATCGCGGAGGAGGGGAAATGAAAGAGCGACCGATTCCGTTCAGCGGCCCGATGGTGCGGGCGATCCTCGACGGGCGGAAGACGCAGACGCGGCGGGTGGTGAAGCCGCAACCGGTTTCCCACGAACAAGCCGAGCCCGGTGACGTTGTGTTTTACGGCGGCGTGCTGCACCGCGTGAGCGAATCTCGCGGGCGGAATAAGCGAGCGATGGGGCTCCTGAACGCTACCGATATTCCGTGTCCATTCGGCGTTCCTGGTGATCGGCTGTGGGTGCGGGAGACTTGGCGCATGACTTTGGGGGGCGAGTACGCGTACAAGGCGGACGATGAGTGGACACACACTACCTCGCCGTGGAAGCCGTCGATCCACATGCCGCGGCGGGCCTCGCGCATCACGCTGGAAGTGGTGAGCGTGCGGGTGGAGCGGTTGGCGGACATTAGCAACACCGACGCGAAGGCCGAGGGGTACGCATCCGCCGACGAGTTCCTCGGGGCACCGTGGGCCGTGTCCGTCGGGCCGAACCCGTGGGTGTGGGTGGTGGAGTTCAGGAGAACGGAGCCCAAGCCATGACCACCGCCGACGACGAACACCACCGCGCGACGATCCAAGTGCTCCGCAACGCGATCGTGCGAGCCGAGGCCACCATCCGCGGCATCACCGCGAAGACCGACACCGCCGACCCGCAACTGCTACGCGCGCTCGCGATTCTCGCCGACGCGCTGGCTTATACCCGAGAGGAAACACGATGACTCTTCCCCCGTCCCACCCGAACGCCCCGAACGAAACGTCAGCGCAAGCCGCCGCGCGCATAGCCAAGCACGCGAGGAGCCTGCGCGCGAAGGTGCTCGCGTTCCTAGTCAAACGCGGCAAGCGTGGAGCAACCGATCAGGAGGTACAAGAGGCTCTCGGGTTGGAGGCACAGACGCAGGTGCCCCGCCGCTGGGAGTTGGTGAAGTCCGGCATGGTGGGCGCAACGGACCGCCGCCGCCCGACGCGCTCCGGGCGCGGGGCAACGGTTTGGGTTGTGCGCGATTCTCGCGGCACGGCTTGACTACGCACACTTGCAAGCCAAACATATCACGACGGATCAATAGCGAAGGGCAACCATGCAATACGAAGAGTTCATAGCGTCCAAACACATCGTGACCGAACGGGCCGGGTACGAACCACCCCACCCGATCAACCCCGCGTTGTTCGATTGGCAACAGACCATCGTTCGGTGGGCTTGCCGCGTCGGACGTTCCGCGATCTTCGCCGATTGCGGACTCGGTAAGACGATCATGCAGCTCGAATGGTGCCGACAGGTTGTCGGAGACGGCGAGGCGCTGATCCTCACCCCGCTCGCGGTGGCAGAACAAACGCTCGCGGAAGCGTCGAAGTTCTCGATTGATTGCCCCGTGCGGATCGTGTCCGACGATTCCGAAGTCGGACCCGGCATCAACATTGCCAACTACGAACGCTTGCACAGGTTCACGCCGACGCGGTTCCGGTCCGTCGTGCTGGACGAATCGTCAATACTCAAGTCCTACATGGGGAAGACCAAGCAACAACTACTCCGGGCGTTCGCATCGACTCAGTACCGCCTCGCGTGTACCGCGACTCCGGCCCCGAACGATCATCTCGAACTTGGAAACCACTGCCAGTTCCTCGGGCACATGGACTCCTATGAGATGATCGCGCGGTGGTTTCAGAATGACCTGATGGAAGCGGGCAAGTACACGCTCAAGCCTCACGCCGCGGCGGACTTCTGGCGGTGGGTTTCAACGTGGGCAGTGTCGATCGGCAAGCCGAGTGACATTGGTGGTAGTGACGACGGGTACATTCTTCCCAAGCTCAACGTGGAGCGGGTCACGATCGCGTCGCCGCTCGATACTAACACGACCGACGGCCTGTTTGTGGACGGCGATCTTTCGGCAACATCGTTGCACAAAGAGAAGCGGCGGACGTGCGATCTTCGGGCCGAGCGTGCCGCGTCCATCGTGGCCGCTGCTACGGGGCCTGTGATCGTGTGGTGTGACACCGACTACGAAGCGCAAGCCCTGATGAAGCGAATCCCAGACGCGGTAGAAGTCCGCGGTTCGATGAAGGACGAAGAGAAGCGGGCCGGACTCGCGGCGTTCACCCACGGCAGGACTCGCGTGATCGTGACCAAGCCCGAGATAGCGGGTTTCGGGTTGAACTGGCAGCACTGTAGCGAGGTGGTGTTCGTCGGCCTGTCCTATTCATTCGAGCGGTTCTATCAGGCGGTGCGTCGTTCGTACCGCTTCGGACAAACGCGGCCTGTCAACGTGTACGTGACTGAAGCGGACACGGAAGCGGCTATCTCCGCGGTCGTGACGACGAAGGCGATCGCTCACGACTCGCTCAAGAACAACATGACGGAAGCAATGCGGGAGGCACAGATGGACGAGCTGTACGGAAAGCGTCGATTGGTGGAACTGTCCGAGCCCAAGCTCCACGACGGCGCGCGGTGGAAGTTGTACGAGGGTGATTGCGTTCAGGTGGCCCGGAAGATCCCCGACAACAGCGTCGGCCTCTCGGTCTACTCACCGCCTTTCGAGAACCTGTACGTCTACTCGGACTCGATGGCGGACATGGGCAACTCTTCGGACTCCGACGAGTTCTTTCAGCACTACGAATACCTGATCCGCGAGAAGCTGCGTATTACGATTCCGGGACGGCTTAGCGTGGTGCATTGCAAGGATCTTCCCGCGTACATGGGACGCGACGGCGCGGCGGGGTTGAAGGACTTCCCCGGCAAGATCATCTCCGCTCACGAACGTTGCGGGTGGCAGTACCACTCCCGCGTGACGATCTGGAAAGATCCCGTGATTGAGATGCAACGGACAAAGAACCACGGACTGTTGCACAAGTCCCTGTGTGACGATTCGTGCAACTCGCGGCAGGGCATGGCGGATTACCTGATCGTGTTCCGGAAGTGGGACGGCAAGGGCGACGGATTCCCCGAGCCTGTGAAGGGTGAGTCGGACCGCGTGCGGTTCAAGTCGGGCGAGTACATCGGCGATCAGCCTCCGGTGTGGCAGGACTCGGACCGGATGAACTCCATCAACGTGTGGCAGCGGTACGCATCGCCGGTGTGGTTCGACGTGCAACAGACGCGGGTGTTGAACTACCGGCACGCTCGGAGCGAGGACGACGTGAAGCACATCTGCCCGTTGCAGCTCGACGTTATCGAACGGTCGATTCACCTGTGGAGCAACGCGGGCGACTTGGTGTACTCGCCGTTTACGGGGATCGGGAGCGAGGGGTACTGTGCGGTGCGAATGGGGCGGCGGTTCATCGGGTCGGAACTCAAGCCCGAATACTGCGAGGTGGCCGCTAAGAACTTGGACCGTGCGGTACAGGAGTCGGACGAAGGCGCGGGCCTCTTCGCGCGGGAGGAAGCATGATGACGAACGCTATTACATTCCGAGACGCATTCCATACAGCGTTGTGGATCCTGTTCTATTTGGCTTGGTGGGCCGCGGGAACGTGGGTATTCCGGCAAGGGTTCACCGCGCAGAACATCACCCTTTACTTCCTGTTTATGTCGTGCTGGCTTGCGTGGGTGAACAACACGCGCACGAACCGGGTGCTAAAGGCGTTGGAGGATGAACGCGCGAAGGGGAAAGCATGAGAACGAACGAATACACAAGCGACCGCCGGTTAGTCCGGCAGACGACGTGCGACCGCTGCGAGCGGAAGGTCGGGCCGTACCTCCACTCCACGCCGCCAGCGGACGGCAAGCCAGGCCCGCGGGTGTGCCGCGAGTGTTACGATGAACTTGGGCACAATGGAAAGGAGGCGGTGCGATGAGTGACAATACCACCGAACGCAAGCAGCTGCCCTCCAAGCCCGACGGCTACACCAAGCGGATGGAGATGCACATGAGCTTCTTCGACAAGAAGCACGGGCGGTACGGCGCGGCGGTCTACACGATCCGCGACCCCGACGGCGCGATCGTGGAAGGGCTGACGTACGAGTACAACAGCCACCCCGTCGAAGGATATTCGGGGTTCTTCATCGACCGCAAGGGCGAGCCGTTCAAGACGTGGCCATCGCTGGTTGAGGCGTGGAACAGCGCGACCACGCGGCCCGCATAAATCCGATTGCTACCACTTGACACCGTTTGATATGCTGGGTAATCTCTCACCATGAACAGCGAAGCGACAAAGATCAGGGATGCAACCCTCAAGCGCCTCGGGGTTGACGCGGGGATATTGACCGCCGCCGGGTCCGCGGCGAACATCGACGCACGGCGCAAGGTGGTGGCGACGATGCGGGCGTGCCGGACGCGATCGGTGGAACAGCTCACGCTCGCCGAGGTGGCGGCGGCGACGGGGCTGCACTGGTCAACGGTGCGGAACTATGCCTCGGCTTGCACGGTGAAGCCGTGGCGGCTGTAGTCTCTCTCTCCTCCGCTCGGCGCGCCGCGGAAACGGTGCGCCGGGTTTCAACGAAAGGACAACGCATGGGTCTCAACGTATCGCGCGGGTGTTGGAACGGTTCCTATAGCAGTTTCAACAGATTCCGCGAGGCCGTAGCCGCGGCTGCCAACATCCCGCTTCCGATCATGGATGGATTCCATGATGATGCCGTGGAGTTTCTCCGCAGCAACGACGGGGTGTTGGCGCGTGCTTTGGTGAAGTGTGTTCCGCTCAAGTGGGACACGCTCGCTCCTGACCCTATTCACGCTCTGCTCAATCACTCGGACTGTGACGGCATCATCGAAGCCAGATACACGCTTCCGCTTGCTGTGCGGTTAGAGGATCTGGCGACGGCGATGAAAGGGACACGGGGCGCGAACGATCTTCGCGACCACGCCGACGATGCGTTTGCGTTTGCCGCCGGATGCCGCAAGGCCAACGCGGCGGGCGAGTGTCTGACGTTCTCGTAACAACCGCGGCCAAGCCGCAGAAAGAGGTTCTCATGGTTCCGATCGGCGATGTTGTGATGTTGGTTGCCGCGGTCTACGCGGCGGTCCGGTTCTTTGTCGGCAGCGGGCCGGGGTAATCGCTCTTCGCCCAGGTGGCGAACGAGTACACGCTGCCGTCGCGAAAGTGGCGGCAGCAGCTTGGGTGCGGCGGCGTGGACGGTGACACGCAGTCGGTTGTGATAGGCGTTCGACCAATCGCATGTAGTCGGTGCGAGGGTGCTGGTGCAAGGGTGATGTACCCGAGGGCAACAGGCGCTACGGGAAGGCGAAAGCCACAAGAAGACGCGAGCAATCGCGACCCGGCAAGGAGCAACCGATGACGACAGCCCGACAGAGCCGGTTCGACTCCGGCCCGCACCATTGGCACGGGGCACAGCCCCACCGCCCGCCGGTTAGCGCCGACGGAGCGGGATTCGACGCGGGCGACCGCGCGGCGTCCCGGTTGCGGGACTTTGGCGGTGTGTGTGGCGGCACCTGTTCCGCCCCTTTTTAGACCGCCGTTGCTGGCTTGCGGCGTAGTGCCGCGGGCCGGAGTAGGAGAACAACGCATGAAGACCATCGAGCGGCTGAAACAACTTCTCGCGAAGGCGACGCGCGGCCCGTGGGCTACCGGTTGGAACGACGGAGACGACGACGGAACGGCTCGCGAAATGGTGGTCGGCCCACAGGTGAAGAACACCGACGGAAGCGGAGTGGTTGGCGATCAACCATTCGAGTTTGTGTATGTGTGGGGCTTCTCGTGTTTCGTCGAGAAAGGAAGTCCGCAGCAGGCTCAGGCGCAAGTCAACGCCACGCTGATGGCTGAATCCCGCAACGCCCTCCCCGCGCTCCTCGCGGTGGTCGAGGCGGCGGAAGAGTTGTCCGACAACGACGACACACCGGAACCGAACTGTTCGTGCCACCTGTGCCCGCCATGTAACGATTGCGTGACGTACGCGGGAAAGCGTGAAATCATGGCGACCATGAAAGCCGCCCTCCGCGCGCTGGAAGGGGGGGAGTGATGGGCATCAAGCGATACGACATTACGGCGATCATGAGCGACGATCATCCGTGTTTGCGGATTGCGCCAACTGACGACGGAGGATGGACTATCCACTCCGACCACGCCGCGGAACTCGCGGAGTGGAAGCAACGCGCCATAAGCGCAGAGGCATCGCTTGCCGCAAGAATCCAGAACAACAAAGGTAGCGAACTGGTTTTGGAGACAGCACGCGATGCGTGGCGCACCAGAGCCGAACGCGCGGAGGCGTACGTCGCGGGCCAGGACGTGCGGAGCGACTTCCGGAACGCGGGGGAGATGCGGGCGGCGTTGGACGACTTGCGCGACACAATGAACATACTTGCCGCCGAGACACGCGCGTCTCGCCCGGTGATCGAGCGGCTTGAGCGGCACAACACCCTCCTCCGCGCGGAGTGCGAGGCGTGCCGATCACTCGACAAGGTGAGGGAGGACACATTCCCCGGACAGCCGCAGCGTTATGCGGCGTTAAGCGTGGTGCTTCAAGCCCGCGCCGCCACCGACGCGGCGGGGATTCTGAAGGGAGCGGGAACGTGAAGTACCAATTTCACTGGCCGAGTGTGGGGTTGGAACTGGGCACCAAGCCGTCCGACTACATCTCCGAAGCCATACGAGCCAAAGGCATCCGCGAAGTCGCGCGCCTCACGGGCCTGTCCCCAACGTGCGTAAGCATGTGGGCATCCGGCAAGTTCAAACTTCCGTGGGACTCGGCAATGGCGATCATGCGTGCGGTGGACATGGAGGAGTCGATGTGGTCCGCGACGATCTACGACCGCATGACGGCGGCGGAGAAGCTTGGATGGACATTCCACCCAGAGGACGCGACGACCAAAGAGGAGCGTGAGCAATGATCAGTTGCGAGAAAGACGGGCCGTACATTGGGTTCTCTCACTGTCCGGTGTGTTCGGCGAAGTACGCAACCGAGATGGGCAAAACTATTCGCGCGCTCGAAACCGCGCTCGCGGCGATGACCGCGGAACGGGACGCGCGGGACGTGGCGATTGGGGTGCTGGCGGGCGAGTGTTTCGAGTGGAGACTCGCCCACGTTTGTAGCCCGGTGTCTCTCATCGACGCACCGATCATCAGAGCACGCAAGCGAACGATGGAAAACCCCCTCGCCCGCGCCGCGGTGGAGGGGGAGAGATGAAACGCTCTAACCGCCCGTTCGCGGTGTTGTGCGCGGCCCTCGCGCTGCTGGCCGTAGCGATGTACCTCCGCGCGTGCGAGCGCGCGCAGAGGGTGGAGGTTGTGAAATGACCCACGACGAAACGCGGGACGAGCTGGCGCGGATGGATGGGTGGAACAAGCCGGGTGTGCTGTATGGGTTCGTTGAACTGGGCGGCATCATGCCCAATGACGCCATGCTGTTCGCCCGCGACTCCATTCGCAACTTGTGGTCCAAGACGAAGTGGTGGAGACTGACCACCGACGATTCGTTTGAAACATCAGACAACCACCCCCACCCGCCCACGCTCGACGGCGCGAACGCTGCGTTTCCGGAGGGGTGGACGTGGGGTAGAGGCATGAATCCGCCCGATCGCGCCGCGTCGTGGCACAGATGGGTAGCATGGAGATTTGACCCATACACGGAAGTCCAGTCGCCCGACCACGGGCGCGGGCACGAGATGGACGACCTGTACGCGCTCGCGCTGGCGTGTCGCCGCGCGATGGAGGAACGGAAATGAACGATCGAGACGACAGCGGTTTTTGGGTTGCACTCTTCATGATTGCGGTCGTTGGCCTGATCTGCTGGATGATCGGCGACAACAGCGGACACAAGCGCGGAGTCCAAGACCACGCCGCAGGCCGCTACGTTGTGGTGGCGATGCCGGACGGGACGACGCAGGTTTGCGAGGTGAAGGAGTCCACCGATGGCAAGTAAGAAGCCCAAGAACGCGAGGAAGACCGCGGCAACGATCCCCGCGTGGACGTGCCCGAAGTGCGGAGCAACGCACCCGATCACCGTGACCGTGTGTTGTGCGCCGCAGCGGCCGACCGGGATCAGGCTTCGTCCCCCGTTTCAGCCGTTCCAGCCGGGCATAATCCCACTCACGCCAAACCGACCGCTTGAGGAATGGCCTCCCGGTGCGCCTCAACGTTGGACGTGGCCACCCAACATCACTTGCACCGTGCATCCGTCGGCAGGACCGGACTACCAGAACTCAGGATTCCGTGAGGTGAACACATGAGCAAGAAGAAGCCCAAGCCCGCGACGGCGGGGGAGAAGATCGAGATGAGGCGGTGTGGCCTCACGCTTGACGAACTGCGGAGATGCGGCAACAGCATCGACGCCGCGAATGTAGACCGCGCCATAGCCCGCGCGGTGCGGAAGGAGCGGGAGAGCATGCAGGATCAATACGACTACGCGCTGTCCACGGAACGCGCAAGGTGTTTCAACATCGTGAACAGGCCCGATGTTCCATTCGACGTTCGCCGTGCTATCAAGTCCGGAGACACATGGTCTGTGTACAGCGGCAATGACAAAGAGTGGTTGCGTGGAGTGCGCCGATGAACCTCCCCGAAACGTACGCCGCGGTCTGCGCGAAGAGGCCGGAGCTGGCGGTGTTCGACAAGCATCGAAACGTGCTGACTTGGGCCGATGGTCAACCCGCGTTCCGCGTGGGATTCGTGGTGAGGGACTCCGCAGGAAACGTGAGCGAGGCCGACTGCCTTCGGTTTATTGACGACGAAACCGCCGCCGCCCTGATCCTCGCGCGGTGGGTGGAGGCGCTGCCGGTCAACTACTGGATTGGACACCTTCACAGCAAGGACCACATGCCTATAAGGTGGCAAGTGTGTGGGATAACGGCTCAAGAGATTATCGAAAGCCCCAATGCACCCACCCCGCTCGAAGCCCTCGCCGCGTACTACTTGGGAGATACGACATGAAGACGGCTTATTCCTTCCTCGGGCGCACCATCCGCGACTCGCACGGCCTGGACCTGTGGACGCCGGACAGCGACTATTGGATGATTGACGATGGGCATATCTCAGCCCTTCGCTACGGAGAGCCTCGCGGAAACTGGGGCCTCGTCAACACCGACGATGTATGGGTACAGGATCTTTCGTCGTGGGGGTTTGAACTTGCCAAATGTCCCCGCACCGTCATGCTCAACATAGAGAGGATGGACTGTTGGGCATGGTGCGTTCCCGCACTAACCGCAATCTGCGATCAACTCCGCGCCCTCCGCGACGACGTAACAATCTGCCTCTACGCCCACAACGACGAAGGCCACGCGACCGGCATCGTCGATTCCATCTGCAAGCCCGCGAACAACCTCGGCATCAACCCCGACGCGCCGTTTGACCCGTCGTGGATTCCGGTATTGCACCCCGCGAACCACGGCACCGCGAACACGCTCGCGGCAATGCGCGTGCTGGCCGAACGCGGATTTGGTACACTGCTCCTGTGGGAAGTGTGCGACTTCAACCGATACAAGTTCCGCGTTGGTGACCACGCCGAACTGAAACGATCTTGGACCACTTCGCGTTTCATTTGAAAGGACCGCCGATGGCCGCGACGAACAAGAACCGCAAGCGTCCTCGCAACACGAAGCCGCAATACTACGATGGCTACGCGTTGTGTATTCCGTGGAGTAACGACTTCGACGACGAAAAAAACGGGTGGGGACATGCACACCCCGATCTTTCCGTTCGGATTGACTACCCCGAAGACACTATGCCTGATTCCGACCGACCTGTTTCCGTCTGTGACCACATCACCGGACTTGAATACGCATAAGGAGATTCCAGATGCTGATTGCTCTCGCGATGATCGTCCCGATGACCTACGGACCGCTCCCCGATCCTGACCCGGAGCCGTGCCGCATGTGCGTCTGTAACGACACCTACGACGTGTGCATCGCGGATTGGATCGAGGACTTCCAAGCCGGGTTGCTCGACGGCGACGAGGCGCTCGCGCGGTATCAGGCGTGTACCGAATGGCTGGTCGAGTGCCAGCGCATGGCCGAGTTTCTGGACGGCATCGAGGACACGTTCCCGTTGCTGCCGAGTGTGATCTTCCCGCCGCCGTGGCCCGAGCTGGATTGAGCGATGACGTACCACAACGCGATATGCTGGGCGGTGTTCGTTGTGGTTGCCGGTATCGGGCTGGCGTGGTTGTACTACGCGACGGATGAGGAGTACGAGTGATGGGCTTCCACGTGAAGGTAGTGCGGTTCGTCCGTCTTCCGTTCGACTTCTTGGCCGGGTCCGATCCGCACCAGTACAAGGTGTTTGCTACGGCGTGCGACGAACACGGGGAAGAAAAGCGGATGAGCTACACCATCAGCACCGAGTTCTATGACGACATTATCGCATCGGGCCGCGATCCGCATTACGTACTGGCGGAAATCATCCAGCGAGAGTGCATCGAAACGAGGTGAAGCGTGGTCGTGATCCTTCTAACCGGCCTGTTGCTGATCCTGTGGGGCGGGTACTTCGTAGTTGAGTACGGGTGTATGTTCATAGAGGACCGCAATGCCTAAGCACAAAACGCGCGATACGTCTAGCTGCAAACTGTGCGGACACGATGTAGCGAATCACGGCGACGAAGGATGCTGTATGCGTCTTTGTTCGTGCACGCGCACCCAGCTACCGAAAGATCACCCGACGTACGCAGAACAAGCGGCTCGGATTAGGACGCTGGAAATAGCAACACAAACATTGATCCACGAACGTAACGACTTGGCGGCGCAGTTTGACGACGTGCTCAGGTGCATTGGCATGGACGCGCTCGGAATAGACGCGGCGAAATGGGCGCGTCGATCTGCGTGTGGTAGTGATCGCATCCGCCAATCGGTGTTGATCTGCAAGACCATCAAAGAAGTGATGAAGCGTGTTTCGTGTGGCGTGTCTACATCTGGAAAACTTCCTTCTCTTGAAGACCTGCACGCCATGAAGATCAACATTACCGGTGGTCAGGATGCCGCCGATTACGTCAACCAACAGCGGGCGAAAGACAGGTATCATCCAAGTGCCTAAGAAGACCAAACCAGTTACGAGCGGAGAGAATATCCTGATGAAGTGGGCGTTCCCCATTGATCTTGTGCGCTTTCGTGAGCGTGGTGTTAGGTTACAGGTTGGATCTGCGCTCGCCCGCCGCATTGATCGAGCCATCGCGCGTGCCGTAAAGAAAGAGCGTGATAGGTGTGCGTACGTGGTATTCGTAGCTAAGTGCAACCGCGAAAACCTTGAGTGGGTACGCGATTGGATCGAGTGCCCAAAATGCACAGAGAACGTGTTGCGTTGAGGAGTTTCTAGCGTGGTGCATTCCGTTATCGTCAACCACGAAGGCAAGCGGTACGAAGTGACGCTCCTTGTGAACGACCTTCGCCTGCTCGCCGAGTACAAGCCCGTCCGCGATGCGATGGTCCGCAAGATCACCAGCAAAGATAAACGGGTCTGTGCGTGTAACCGCGCGGTGGTCATTCTCGAAAGCAAGCCGCTTGATACTTGATCTTCCCTACCCGCCCAGCCTCAACCACTACTGGCGATCTTGCCGCGGGCGCACGTTCATTTCAGCCGAGGGGATTTCCTACCGCGCGCGGGTTGCCGCCGCGGTCGGTTTGGTCGATCAGTTCGCGGGCCGCGTCTCGGTGTCGATCCTCGCGACGATGCCGGACCGCAGAGCCCGTGACCTAGACAACTTGCTCAAAGCGTTGCTGGACGCACTGACGAAAGCAGGCGTTTGGCTGGACGACTCACAGATAGACCACCTCGCGATTACGCGCGGCCCGGTCGCAAAGCCCGGCGGCGTCCGGGTGGAAATCCTACCATGTTCGCAACCTTCTACTCCTGTCACGGCATCGCGTTCCCGATCATCGAAACGCACGCGCTCGGCCCGCTCGGCGTCGGCCTGCGGTTCGATACCTCCGGGCACCTGATCGCGATCCTCTGCGGGATCGGTCGGACCCAAGCCCTACTCGGTTCGCTGTCCGCCGCGCGCCGCGGTCGAAAGACCCGCGCGAAGTGGGATCCCGCAAAGTACGAAGTCGAAGGGGAAATGTCGATCGAGCCGCCGCCGCCCGCACGTTGGCCGTGCCCGCTGGGGTCCGCCGCTTCTCGGTACGCGGGCCAGGTATCGCCGTCGAAGGCGGTCGTGAGGCGCGCCAAGTCGAAGGCGGTCGGTGTCGCGAGCGTGTCGCCCGCGTGGAAGGCCGTGATTGAGGCCGCTTACGAGCCCTACGCCTTCCGGTAGGCGTCGCGTTCAACCTGGCCCCAATGCCGCCGCGGGCACTCCTCCGACGCTACGTGGGTCTTGCCCGCCGGACTCGCGACGCCATCGATAGTGATGCCCACCAAGCACCCGCACGTTGGTCCGTCGTCCATTCGCTTGCCGCGCCCGCAGTAGATCGCGCCTACCCCATCCTTTGCCGTCTGGACGCGTTCTGAGGCGCTGCACGCCACACACAGCCGCAACCGTGCCCCCTGATCGGACGACGCCGCTACGTCGCCCGTCGCCACGGCGCGGGCATACTTCCACCCGCCTTTGATCGCGACCCACAGATACCGCCGTTCGAGCTGGTTCGCGCGGGCAAGTTGAACGACCCGATCAAGCCCGCCCGCGATGAGCTGGTAGATGCTCACAGGCCAGGCCCTTCTCGGCACCCGGCGCAAGGTCCGCCGCCAGCCAGCAACCCGCCGCCGGGGATCGGATCGGCGTCGGCGCACGTCGCCACCTCGCACCCCTGCCGCGAGAGGATCGTGACCGTCCACGACGTAACCGTTTCGCGGCGGTAGTATTGCCGCAAGGGAACCTCAGTCTCTCCGCACGACCGCCGCTCGCCAGTCTCCACGACGGTTTGTAGACCGCCGTTACAGTCCCAAGACCCGCTAATCTGTACATCGTCAAGACGCACCAGCGGATTGGTAGGCGAGGGGCACGGGTCCAGCTCCGTCTCCGCGCGCGCGCACGATCGGAAATGACCCGTGAAGTTGCACGCCT